CGGCACGGCCACAGAAGCCAAACCAGAGCCGGACACCCCTATATCCGAGAGTGCGCTACCCACCTTTTGCAGTGCCGGTATCACCGTGGTAGCAATGTAGTTAACGACGTTGGTCTGTATACCGCGCTTGAATGCCGTGAACTTCGACTGAGGAGTATCCCCAATTGCCTTGCTTGCCTTGTCCGTAGCTCCAGCAAGGTTACCAAGTCCCGTGGCGGCCTTGCTCGGGTCAAGTGCAAACAGTGCCTTACCGAGATCCTCAGCTTTGGTGCCGAATAGGGCAACGGCTATCTGTGACTGTTTAACCGGGTCCTTAACGTTCCGCAATCTGTCTAGGACTATGTCTAGACCCTTAGATGCACTAGTCCCACCCTTGCCTATCTGTGCCGCCATATCTTTCGCGTTCAGACCAAGGGCTTTGAATCCTCCCGCTGATAGCTTAGTGCCGTCCACAGCTCTAATGCTGAATTCCTTCAGCGCGTCAGCGACGGTATCGGTATCACGCGCACCGGCCTTAAGACCCTGACTGAGCAGACCTAGTGCTGTCTTACCGTCCAGTCCTAGTTTACGGAACTGAGTAGAGTACTCCTTAAAGGTATCTAGCAAGTCCTCAGACGAGTTCAAGCCCAATTGTGCGCCACGAGTAAGGATGTCAAAAGCGGATTGCGCGCTAGGAGCCAGACCAGTTCTCATGAGCTGTGCCACGGTCCGGATCACCGCTCCAACATCTTCCCCCAATACTTGCCCGGTAGTTATTGCTCGCGCTGACATCTGCTCAAGAGCAGATGAGGAAGCCGTACGCATTCCATCCGTATTTTGAATCACGGACGTGATCGCGCTTCGTACCTCCTGCATATTCTCGCCATAGGCTTGCGAGAACAGCCGTCCGGCCACCCCACCGATTCTTTGCGCCTGAGGACCCGTCACCCCTAGCTGAGCTTGAAACAATCCTTGAGCACCGGAGATGTCAAGGGCTTGCTCGAATCCTGAGGACAACTGGCTTGCTGCCAGTTCTCCCACTCGGGCTATCGCGACACCAGCCGCAATCTTTAGCGAGTCCGTGAATGCGCCACCGAATTTCTTCCCAGCTTCCTGCCCTGTCTTCGCAGTATCAGATGATCTCTTTATCTGATCAGAGAACGAACTACCGAACTTAGTACCGGCACGTCTTCCGGCATCGTCAAAATCCCGTTCGGCTTCACGCCGGAAAGTATCAGACTGAGGACGAACCCTAATGAACGCACTAGCTAGAGGAGTGGGCAACCTATTAACCTCCTCTCATTAGCCAGGTTTTTTCACGTGCCCTTTGTTTGTCATCTAGTGGTGCGTTCAATTCCTCTAGGAATTCATCGCTTTCTTGCTCAGTTCGGCCATCCAGCGACAGCACATATACGACATTGCATGCCTGTCTTGGCGTCAGCCGGTAGAGACCTTCCCCAGGTCCCCCACCGAAACCAGGTGTTCCCGCTGACCTGATGAGGTATCCGTCAAGGAATCCGGCATTGTCTGTGACAATGGAGATGAGTCGGATTCCTGCGACGTAGGGCGGGCCGTGAGAAGCTCCACCGTTTGCTGAACCACCGGCATAAGGTCCTCAGCGTCAGCTTTCTTTGCCTTCGCATGTGCCCGGAAACGGTCCCACTCACTAGGTCCCGTTTTCTCTCCCTGTTCATCCACCGGGGCATCATCATCGGGAATGCAATCCCTCAGCATCTCGTAAATGGCCACGAGAGCCTCCATGTCCCCGGTACTCATCCCAGAATTCGCATGGTACGCGAATTCCATCAAGGGCATGAGTCCTACCTTGTCCGCAATGCGGAACTCCTTACTCATAAAGGTAACGCGTCGTGCAAGGGTGATGCCATCCTTGATGACTTCCACACCTTCGGTCATTGCCTGAACTCGAATGGCTTCATCTTCTGCCAATTGCTCAGGAGTCCGTGTGTCCTGTACGGTCTCGACTTCCACAGACGCGTAATCCTGCGGGAGTGCTCGCAACGCCTGTCTTGGGTCCATCTGCTGAGCCATGCTCATTTCCTTTTCCATCACGTCTAGCGCTCTGGTGTCTCGTACCTCTGGTACCGGAGCCTGTTCTCCGTGGGCCGATAAAACAGGCTCCGGCCGCTTTGTCAGCCTCTTGCCGCTCCAGCCGTCCAGTACTTGAACGGTGGAAGTCCAGATGGTTTCTCGGCTCGGAATTCTGCCGGAAGCGTTCCCTTATTCGCTCCCTTTTTCCGTGAGACCTTAACATCACCGGTTTGGAAGCACTGATACATCACCATACGTTCAGTGGAATCTTGCGCTTCCCATCCCACCATGCCCCGGATTTCTGCTCCCACTTCTGGTGGACTATATTCGCTCAGAAGGGTTGCGCCTGATCCACTCGTGGTCAGTGTGCCACCATTCAGCACCCGCTTGAAGTTCGTCGCATGAACTTGAGCCAGCTCGAAAGTAATCGAGATCTCACGGCCAGTGGACACAACGGCCACGGGATCGTAATACTCAGCCACTTCCACGTCATCGGTCGCGGGCTTGTAAGAGAACTCTGATCCATCATCGGTGGCCCCGAAAAGAAGCCATGCACCTGGCCACGTGTCCGTGAACACGCTACCTGCAACCGTGTTCGCTGGTAGCGTACTGGCCAACGGAGCCCAGTAGAGGAAGCCCGGACCGAGTGCAATAGCATCGATCGGAACGGTAACAGTGGGCATTATCCCGAATCCTTTCTATGCCGCCATGCGACACACTTTTACTGCCCTAAGCAGTGATCCAGAAATCAGCATCTACTAGGTAGCGGAATTCTTCACGAGTGGTTAGCTGATCATCAATGGGAACCGGTCCCGTTATATTGTCCACTATTAGAATCTTGTAATCTCCCGCTTTCTCCGGCACGCCATTAATACTCTCCAAGATTGTCATGTAAGCCACGGCGGCATTAGCGGCAGCCTGTTTTGTACTTGCATAGATAGTTGCACTGATACGAGCCCGGCCGACTGGTCTCTCTGCCGTCAGGTCCCCCGGTGTTCCTACGGTCATGATCATTGCATACACGCCTTGTGACCGAATGCGCTTCAAATGCGCACCACGCACGAGCGGCTTACTCGGTCCCACCAGATCAGCGCGTGAATTAATCCAGTTCTTTACGACTCCCTCAGCATCGTAAGCCATCTCACATCATCGCCCTAATATCATCCATGGCCGGACGCAAATAGGGTTGCGGATTGGTGCCCGGATGATGGACTTCCCGTCCGAATACTCTCCCCTTCTTATCGCGGAGAGGGTACGGACCATGAGACTTGATAGTGTGGGCAGCCGTGCCGACTTCCACACCTAGAGCATACGGGTATCCATTTGGAGTTTTGGCCGGAGACTGGATATCGACGTATAGCCCTTGATCATCTGTGCCTATGGTCCACCCAATTTGAGAGCGCATGTATCCGGATGGCCTTCCATGACTCCCGTCCGGGCTCACGGGCGCGCGTCGCTTGGCACCCTGCGCGCCGGTCTCCCCCACCCTGACCAGATACAGGCCTACCGGACCCGCTTCCGAGTTGAGAAGTCGGTTCAGTTCACGATCGTTCCAGATGATCCGGCCACCGGTCGCCATCACTCACGCTCCGGTTGAGAGTGCTCTAGTCGCCACAGTATGCCCTGTACGGTCCCGAGTGCTTCTGTGGCGTCCGAACTCATGGCGGTATACACCTCGGGAGTCAAAGCGGCACAGAACCGCGCCATAGCGGCAGTCAGACCCGTAAAGGGTTCCACATCTAGAAGCCGGACAGATATAGACTCCGGCATCTCCCGCTGTGGCTGATCTTCCTCCCGGTGTGCCATGATCAGGTGCTCTTGCCCGTATCTGGTTTCTTGCTGGATGATCCACCGGCACGGACACTCTTGAACGTTGCCGACTCTTCAGCGGCCGGAACCTTCCTCAGATGCGCAGGCATCTCTCCGCGCTCCATGGGACGCTCCGGCTCGTCTCCCGGCCGAGCGTCCCACTCATCCCGCCGGATCACGAGATTGTCATCCAGCCACGACGGGTTAGCTTTCACGGTGGCATCCGGTACCGGGTCACCAGTATTGAACGCGGTAACCATGCCGGTCTTGATGGTGCCGGTTGCCACGTACCCGTATACATCTTCCGGTCGGTGTGACATCAGATATCGTTCCTATCTCCCCACCAAGTGGGTTCGGGAAATGTCCATGTTGGTACTCCGGTCTCAGTATTAGACCCTTGACTTTCCGTGGCCTTCCGAAACTGGTCCCATTCGTAACGGGCTCGTGCATCAAGTTGAGCGTAATAGTTCGCGTCTGCGTTTCGATCTGGATATGCAAGCTCGATATCAGCGGCGGCACGCCACATCACAGCATTCTTAGCAAGCGGTTCCAGAGCCGGAGTTATGGAGGTGACGATGGCTTCAGCATCGGTAACCGCGTGGTCTATGATCTGCTGTGCTTGGAGACCGGTTGGCCGGGTGTCGTCATTAAACGTATTTAGGTACTCGTCTTCACCGGGCAGATTGACATTAACGGTACGCGTAGGTATGCATCCCGCTACTTCATCCAATGTCGGTGCCCACGTGACCATTAGAGCCCCGGAATAGTTTTCGCTTTGACAGTCACGTTGGTTACAGCGGAATAGGTCACGGCCACGAGACCCGCGTTTACCCCGCCTTGATCAAACCGGCCGTCGTTCTTGATGAACACTTCTTGTTCATCGGTAGCCGCAAGAACCACTGTAACGTCTTTATCGTCTCCGTAATTGCTAGTGACGACAGAGTTAATTGTGGTCGTACATGCGGTACCGGCTGAACGCAGCGTCAACAAGATACCCTGTCCGCTAATAGGGAACATGTCCCCACCGACGTTAGCGGCTACAAATCCGGCCGCCTGTCCTTGATTTGTGCCACCGGTAAATGCCTTACTCAGCACTCGCACGACCGGAGCCGTTAGAGTTGCCATGAACCCATCTCCATTCAGAACAGCACGGCGGGACGCTTGGTGACGCTAGACCCGGTCGTGCTCACCGTGTGTCGCACATCCCGCCGTACCGCGTACTGTTACTTGAACCGGTCCATGAGTGCTTGCTTGCTCATGGATTTCGCTTGCGATGCTGGAAGACGGCTCGGGTTGCGTTCGTCAGATGCGTACGCTTCCCATGCCGCTTTTGAATCTTCTGGAGATGGCTTCTGTAGCAATTCCGGTGCCGGTTCCGCATCATCTTCTGACGGGGTTTCGGAAGTGTCCGGTACGACGTCCACCGGCTTTACAGCACCGATAACCATCAAGGTTTCCACCTGTCCGGTATCCACACCATCGGGAACCAGTTCCCCGCGCTTCAGCGTGGTAGCGTTCCCGTCCGGGTCATAGACATTGCACAGATTCCATACAACCTGATTCGGCATATCATTTCCCCTATCAGGTCAGAGCGGTACCCGTGATGGTGCACCCGGCTCCCGGCTCCTGAACTACCGGAACCACCGGCCGACGTCCACGCACGAGCCATTGATCGTTCGCGTCTGGATCACGTCGTGTCCATGACTCGACACCGTTTGCAGGATCACCCTGGTATTCCGGCGACTCCAGGCGCTCGTACGCGAGACCTCCGAGCATCGTAGAATCGAGAACCTGAGCCTTGACGCCGGTTGGTAGGTTGTTTGTGGGCAGGATACGGAGACCAGCGATACTCACCACGTCTCCGGTTTCGGTAACTGTCATGCCTACTCCGCGCTCTCGTGCGAGACCAGAAATAATCTTCTGGTCCGCGACGATTCGCGCGTACCCTTCATCCGTCGTGATCATGGTGTCAGGATCGTACCCCTGATCCAATTTCGTGACGACGGACTTGGCAAGCATAATGTCAAGCAAGATGTCACGAGATGCGTTGTTCCATGCCGCCGCTACAGCCTGAGTTTGCGTCACAGCTGCCGCAATGGCTGCCAGTGCTACAGAGTCCACTTGCTTGACCATATAGTTGACAACCTTCTGAAGGGACACATCCACGGCGCGACGCCCGAACCGGTGTACGTGCTCGTCTGTTACCGGAACGTCTTGACCCCATTTGGTCACACCGGCCAGTGCCGCCGGACCCGGTGCCGCTGAAGCACGCGGGTACTCAGCACCGGCATTGACTGCGCTCGGGGCTCGGGACGTGTAAATGGACTCGCTCTGTTCATACAGAAGTGAACCGCCGGAAGTCTCGTACCGGCCAGTAAGAAGGACATCGGCAAGGAAACGGTTCTCGGCAATCGTCCTCAGACGCCGCTGAACGGCAGCCGGAGAATTCAGGAACCGAGAGATGGTGATACTGTCCCCGGAAATGGTCGGGGGAGCTGGAGGGTAAGTGTGTGGCATTATCGATACGCCTTCCATTTACAGAGAGCCGTGTCAGCGGCAGTCGTGAGAGCGATACCGATAGCCTTGTCAAATGTCGCAGCCCCTACCGTCGCAATTGTCCCCGCGACTGCCCCGACGATGACAAGGTCTCCGGCCGTGATGCCACCGGCCGCTGTAGACTCGTGCACCATGCCCGGACCACTGAGCACCGTGACAGGTGCGCCGTTAGCGGCATCGTGAGCCGCAATGCCCACGTACTTAGCCGCACTGGCAGAGATAGCCGGAGCCACCGTATTCACACCGGATACCGCAAGGGTATTCCCGCCAACAATGGTAGCGGAAGCGGTCAAGGTAACTTCGTTACCAGGATTGTAAATAGGGACATAGTCAGCCATATCAGTGACCAACCCTTTCCGGTCGAGTCTCCGGGTAGAGACTGAAATACGTCTCATCCAGTTCGTACGACTCTCCGCCACCGTAGCCGGAAGCAGCAAGCGGTACGAGACCCTTTGCCAGATTCTCGATTTGAGTACGCGTCCCGTCAGGGTCCGCATCCCAGAGCCGTTCCCAATGCTCTTTTCGAGCCGGAGCAAACTTGCCGTCATGGATAGCGGCCGCGATGATGGAATCGCGTTCGTTCTTTCGCATGGTCTCGAATGCTGCCGCGCCCTGTTGCGCTTGGCGTTGCATCTCCGTGACGATGGACTGATCCAGGATCACAACACCGGACCCGGCCGCAACCGGCGCGGCCGGTGGAGTAGCGGGCTCGGGTGTCGGCTCAGGTGCCGGATCTGTGCTCTGACGTCCGGCCGCAATTGCGGCCAGAATGTCATCATCGGAAGCATCGGACGAGAGTCCGAGAGCTTCACGAAGTTTTGCCGAGTCCATATCTTCGGACTCCCTTCCCTTGATCGGTGCGCCGTGCACTTGCTCTATGGCTTCCTTAGCCGTGACAGGTTTGGGAGCCGCTTTCTTAGGGTCCTCCTTAGGGCGTGATTCCTCCCTGGATGCGTACACGATGCGGTTATGGCCACTCGTCACGGCTGCCGCCGCTGTGCTCGTGCCGCCGTTTGGAAGGTCCACGTACTCGATTTCGACCGGGATAGGTTCCCCGAAAGTGAAGGACCCATTATCCAGCGTGATAGGGACACGGGAATATTCGCCGGTCGCTTCATCCAAGGTAATCAACTGAAGCGGGTCCAGCTCAAATTCCTTAATCCACACTGAAAAAGGAGCCGTTTCGTAGTAGTCCCTACGAATATCTTCCGTGGTGACTCCGGCCGCTACTTCTCTCGGTTTTGGATTGGGCATCGTAGGTACTCCCTTTGATGCATGGATAGTTACTGAGAATCCCCTGTCTTGTACGGAATCAGATGCCACAACTTCCACGCCGTAAAGGGATGCGACATCCTGAAGGCTCTCTAGTGTCCCGATTCCAGGGGGTGTAACGCCTAGCAATGCAACGGCCGTAATGACGAATGGGTGAAGGTGCCCCAATTGGCACATGAAATCCCATACCGCTTCCATGGAGCGATCAGGATACGCGCTAGCCAAGACAGGTCCGAGCCATCCCGGCATACCCGCATAATCGCCTATGATGGTGTGCCCGCTATCGGCAGTAGCTAGATTGTCCACCCATCCTACGGCGGGCTCTCCATCAAATCGCGTATCGGTATGGCCTATCTTGAGCACCGGTTTACGCACTGCCGGACAGTCGAGAGCGGCAACAGCATTTGCAAAGTCATCGTCAGTCAGAGTTACGAGCCCAGAACTGATATTCCATTGACCAGTCTGAGCAATCTCCACATTCGGTTGATTACTCAATGCAGGTAGAACCATTTCAGTAATCGCGCTAGTCATTCCATACCGCCACGACTATTCCACGACACCGGAGTTTACCTAGGCAGAGTCTATATCCACCGGATACGTACGCTTGTTCTGCTTCCTCCATGTCTATAAATCGTTGTCCATCAATCGCACGGCAATTCTTGCACGTATTCGAGTCCAGGACTTCAGACGCGTAATAGTCAGCAGGTGGAGCCACGGACAAGACCGCTTGCCGTCCGTGGTTCTGTGCCGCACTAAGCGCGTTCCCTAGTTGCTCGTGCAAGTAGGAATCAGATAGAGACCTGACATGATCATCTACCCCATCCGCTACGTCAGCCCCGGTAAAACCAGGTGACCATATACGCAGAGCTTCACGACCGGCTGAGTTCGCAAAGCTGGATGCGAGGATGGTAGCCACAGCGGCGGCAATCTCCGTCAGCCTGTCCGTGTCGAGCTGCTCCCCCGAGACCGTGACGTTTTGCTGAGCAGCTTCCCGCTTCATCTCGGCTGCCGCATCTTCAGCCATGGCTTGCATAGCGTCAGCAAGCATCTCAGCGGCTTCTGTGCTGTCTATAGCGAGCGTGGCTAGCGCGTCAACCTTATCATCGTTAACGGCTGCCTCAATCTGATCCGTTAGTTCCTGCCGCTGTGCCCGGCTGACAGTGCTCCAATTACGCAACAGGAAATCAAGCTGACTGTTCCATTGCTGATCTAGTCGCTCCGGATCTACGTTCGATGCCGCTTCCACGTCCGTCAGTTGCCGCCGGTTGCCCGCTGTGGCTTTAATCTGGCGTCTCCGGCGCGCGTTCATGCCCGGCATCGGTGCGGGCGTCGGTGGCATGGGTGCACCGGGCTCAGGAGGAACCGGCGGAACCGGGGGAATGGGTGCGGGCTCCGGCTCGGTGTCTTCCGGCTTCTCGGGTAGCGTCCAGCGCTCCCTAACCCATGCCTCTAGTTCGTCGTCTGGTGTAACGGCTCCGGCTCCCATAAGAGCCACAAGGGATTCTGCCGTGACTTCCGGTCGTGAACCAGCGTCCCCGATAACGATACGTGGTACGTTCTCGCTTTCCCCGAAATTGTAATCCACCATTTGAACGGCAAGCTTTGTGAGCACGGTAGCCATCTCTTTACCTATGGCATTGAGAGATGTCAGCAAGAGGTTTACGAATGTGTCCCCTAGTGCTCGTGATCCGTTGGGAGAAGAATCCAGGTTAAGCACACTGGCAAGTGCCATCTGTGCCATTTGTCCATCTAGATACCTAATAAAAGCTAGCGTATCCGGAGTGCCGCCGGTAACTCCTTTTAGGTCGAACGTGAATCCATACGGCAAACCTGCCCCGGACTGGTCCCCTACCCGAGCGGCGGCAGCTAGTAGCTTTGCCTGTTCTACTTGTTGACCTGTTGCGCCTTCCGGTGCGGACACTACAGGAACACCCATGCCGAACCGACGATTAGATGTGGCTAGGACTCTCCACATTTCATGTTTCAGTAGCCATGCACCGTATGCATTTCGGAGCATTGACCGGCCTTGCCATGCCGAACCTTCACGCTCGTGAACATACCAAACTAGGTTCTTAACCGGTACTACGTCCTTTTCCCCGTATTGAAGCATTCCACTTAGCGCGCCATCATCCGCCGTTAGTATCTCGGCTATTGTAGTCGGCATTCGTTCGGCTAGCTCCATTAGCCGAGCTTGTCCGCTCACGATCTCATACCGTTGCACGAACGGCATATGACCGAATACTAGGCTCAATAGGGAGATGCGGAAATGTTCATCAAAATCTACCCCGCGTCTCCGTGCTGGACCTGGTTTGTTTTCTTTGCCCAGAACAGGGAGCCCTAGATCGTCCGCAATAAGCTTGACGACTTCCGCACGACATCCAGCCGGGTCTACATGCTTAGGGGCTTGACGGAGTGGGAGCGTGTACGCATTCAATACGGCTGTAAGTTGTGGATCAGTGCGCATCTTGCCGTACGTGAATACAGACTCGGGATACAGCAGATCAGGAACGGTCTCCAGAATATCGGTTAGTGCCCGATTCCATCCCATGTTCTCGGACATGTAACCGGATGATGTTCTAGGTGGTGTTCCCGTAACTGCCATTTCACCACCTTAGATCTCTATATTCCTTGCCGTTGCCGTCCACCCCGGTAGCGGACTCGAAAGCATCTCGAATATCATCCCGCTTTGACTGCCCGTTACGCTGACCACTAGTCAATGACTGTCTGTCAGCCTGAGACAGCAACTCGGTTGCGTCTACGCGGGCAGCATACGCCACCACGTCCACACAATCATCATGGGACGCGTTCGGGAATGAGATAAGTTCATTAACCCAGATTTTTACGTCACAGTCCGGCGGCATATGGCCCACGGTCGGCAACCATAGACGGCCGTTCTCCGCTCGGACTGTCGCCGGTAGTGCGCGAGTTACCTTGTCAGTATCCGCTTTCAGTTCCTTGACAAGGATACCGCTTTTACCAGCCTCATAAACCATCGTGGTTCCGAACATGCGAGATTCCACATATACGACATCGGCACTCCACTTCTCTTTAAGTGGCCGGATTAGTTTCCAGTGCTGTTCTTCCTGTATTCGCTTCCTATCTCCATCCAACAAAATCAAGTCACCATCAAGGCTCAGAGCCCATACACCGCATACCGTCCAGTCGGCAGACGTCTTAGTGGATGCCGCTAGATCCACTGTGCAGAATCGCCAGCAATCGTCCAGATACACGATTCGTCCCCCGAGATCCACACGAGCCCCGTGCAACTGCCCGTGTCTGGAGACGTCCGGCGGCAGGGAAGACCAGTACCGCATATACGCGCGCTTGAACAGCCCACCGGCGGCCGGTCGCGGTGCACCCTGGTACAGGGCAGACCATACGTAGCTTCCGACGTTCTGACGGATCTGAGTCCACTTACGGCGTCCACGAGCGGACACCATGAACTCACCTGGTTTTCTACCTAGTGGATCATCGTGAGATTCAGCCTGAGCCGGGATGGTGACCACGCGCCATTGACCGGGCTCGTTCACCTGAAGCCATCCCGCTAGATCGTCCTCATGCCATCGTGTTTGAATGATGACGACTTTTGTCGTGGGAGACATACGTGGGATGGCAACAGCCTGCCAGAAGTTTTTTAGGCGTTTTCGATATAGCTCGGAATGAGCTTCCTCTAGATTCTTGATAGGGTCATCAATGATCAGAATATCAACAGGCTTACCGGTTAGTGATCCCCCGAGCCCTACACAGTATACAGATCCTTTATGATCTCGGATATTCCAACGTCCAGCCGCACGGCTATCTTGCCGGAGTCGTATCCCCAGATCAATAGGAGAATCAACCCCATTAAATCGTTCCACATCTCGCTTGATTTCAGCACCATGCCGCCGTGCCATTTCATCGGTGTAAGAAACGATCGCTATGCGTAGGTCTGGATCGTGCTCTAGTAGCCATTGGGGGAACCGATAAGATACCCGGACTGATTTACCCTCTTGTGGCGGCATGCTGATAATCAGCTTGTCAATGGCATCCGTGTCTACTAGCCGTACTAGTTCATCGTCTATCAACCGGAGTGCAGGAGTCTGAATGGTCGCTGGATCAAGAGTACGGGCAAGAGCACCCGGAGTAGGCCACCGGCGTTTCTCTTTAGGGGATGGAGGCTCGTACCGCTTTAGCATGGCACGAGCAATGCCGGAGATCACGTCATCCGTTACCGTGGTCATCTTCGGACGCTGGTTCATCCAAGAGCCGGAGAGCACCGGACTCTAGACCACGCCGAATCAGGGGATGACTTGCATCCAACACCAGTGTTTCCCCGCGTGGTCGCCCATAGAATTCATCCACGATTACCTCATACTTTTGAGGGAAATCGTATGGACCTTCTGAGACGTCAATGGACATCGAAACTCAATTCTGGAACAGATGACGCCACGTAACCGGACCTACGATACCATCAATTGTGATCTTCTCTCGCCGCTGGAACCACTTAACGGCCGTTTCAGTTTTGGTCCCGTAGTCCCCATCTTCAGCAAGCACCGGCTTATACCCAAGTGCATTGATCTTGTCTTGCACCTTTTTGACGGCAACCGAATTCTCCCAACCCTTGCGCATGAGAGTTGAGGACTTGAACGGATATGCATTTCCGATAGCCTTAGGTGGGCTCACAATGTACGCAGGATGGCCAAATCCAGCAATCACTGTATATGATCGCACCCTATACGCCACCATATCGGACGTGTTGCCCTCTACCGTGATGACTCTGCCATCTCCGAGGTTCTTCTTTATCGTCCCGACATGGTCAATCTTATTGCGTGTGTCCGTGCCACCCCAGTCAAAGAAGATCACATCCCCCGATGCGGCATGGTTAATGACATTGGATTTAGTCCCTGAATACCATCTCTTAATATTCGCAAAATCATCCGCATGCCATACCGTATAGGCTCGATCGCCTTTCGGTAGTGCAGCTTTCGCACCGGATTTCCGAGAGCCGTAAGTTTGAAACATGTCACACCACGAGGCACGAAGAAATGCATTGCCGTGTCGTGATGCATAATCACGTGTGAATACGTTGGGACGTCCACGTACCCCAATATGCTTATTGAGTTCGTTCAAGAAAGCGGCGGCAGTATTCGCCATTAGTCTTCATCCCCTACGTGACTAGAGAATGTGCCGCTATTTTCATCGTATGGGTAGAACCGATGAAGAGTCGCCATTTCATCCGGCTCTGTTGGACCCCATTCCGTCACGTCAACCTGATCCATGAGTTCGCTTTCAGGTGTATTCAAGGGTCCGGCCGGTGTCGTCATGCCGCCATAGTACGCCGGAGATCACATGCCCAGATAGGTTGACATGTGGTCATCCTTTATGGGATGATTACAACGTACGGCAGGGTGAAACCCGAGAGAGGCACCTGACATGATCAACACTACGGAGACCGTTCCCGAGATCCGTTGCATGCGTTGCAAGCGCATCCTGACGAGCAAGCGCAGTATCCGGAACGGGTACGGACCCGGTTGCCGAATCAAGTTGAACGACGCGGCTAAGAAGGTTGCCAAGCTCTACACGCGGGCACAGATCATCAAGGCTGCCACGGCGCTACGTACCGGAGCGATCAAGTTCTACGACGCTCAGCCGGACGGCAACCGGTACGCGTGCGAGTCGAGCAGCGGTCGTGACCTCTACTACACAACTGGTTACACGTGCACCTGTCCGGCGTCTATTCGGTGCTATCACCAGTGCGGAGTAATGATTAGGGAGCTGACGCCGCTTTCTCGTCACTGATCTTGACATGCTGAAGGGGCTCCGAGACTAGATCGTCATCGGAGCCCCTTCAGCGTCCGGTGCGCGGACCTTGGTCAGCCTACATGCAGAGAGCCCGGACGGGGGATCACCATCCGGGCTCTCTGGCGGGGGTCCGCGTGACCGAGCCTGCCGAGACCGCGCGCATTCAGGGTAACAGAGTCCAGCGCTATAGGTCCATCACGTGATTGCAAATCAGACAGGTACCAATGTACGCGGGCTCCGGCGCGCTGAATCCTCCACCTGAATAATCAGCCCATACATTGATCTCCAATATGGAGCCGTCATATGGACACCTGATAAGCCCGTTGTTAGACCATACCGGCCGCTCCCATGGATGGGGTGCCGTGTAGTACCGTACAACGCTCTTGACGTCTTCAGGGTCCGGCATCCACTCCGGCCGTATTGGTGTCTGTATCGTGTGTCTGATTCCTCACTAGCCACGTTGCCCGCGTTCTCTTGAATGTTCCGCATAACTACCACATAGTATTCACGCGCCATAATGTCTGCGCTCTCTGCACTCCATCCTTTTCCTTTATGGAGATCTTCACGCATTCCCCGTGCGGCTTCCTCAATAGGCGCGAACATCTCCAACATTTGCATCATGCCCAATGTCAGATCTCGTGCTATGTCGGATTGCTCGCTCACCCTGCCATCACCACCATAATAGGGTAGTGGTTTTCATGGACCACTGGAATCAGGATGCTATTTGGCTGTTGCTTCCACGTCCGACCGGTGCCCGGTAGCGGAATGAAGTCCCCTACTTGATTGAATACCTGAGCCAGCACGTAACCCTTAAATGGATGCGGTACTTCGTGTGTCCATCTAAGGTCCTCACACCGTGCATCGTGCGGGCTCTCGACTTCCACCGTATGAATGTGGCAGTAACCCACATCCAGCGGACTAGGTCCCCTATCGTTGTGGATTATCATACAGAGCGCCGGTTCTTCTTTCGATTCCGGCGCTCTTGCTTAGTCGTCATGCTCTTACGGCCAGTCTGCCGGAGATAGCCGCTGACTCGTCTAATGCTGCTCATTGGTTGTGCGTTACTCATCCTGATCCCCTCTCATCCAAGAGCCAGCTATATGCACCGGACCTGTTATCTTGATTCGCTTAATGGATGATCGCCACGTGGCTACGATCTCAGGTATAGAGTCACCATCTATACCCTGCTCTATTGCGGCATTGATACACAGAGCTAGTTCATGCAAAGTCATCCCGTGTTTGCGGTCATTTGCTGTTCTGTCCGTGTACCCGTATGCCTTCACACCTTCAGATTGTTTCATGCTGCCATGTGCCTTTCAGCGTCGGGGCAATCGTGACCGATACACAGCACCGGCGCGTGCACGGTACCGCGTACGCGCCAGAGATGCGGCTCATGTTGTTCAGGCTCTCGACACCAGGTAACCGGTGTCCCGAACGGGTCCCATGATCCTTGCGGCCACATTGTAGGGTAAGGGATCGGTGTACCAACCCCGTATATGGCGCTCAGTTCATCTATGAAGCGTTGCCGTTCTTCCTCCTGTATCAGGCACCCGAGCGGCTTCTTGTGACGTCTCGGGGGAGCACAGAGCCACGCGGACGCGATGACCAGCCCTACCCCGATGATTCTCCAATACAGATGTTGATCAGAAAGCGAACGTACCGCCATAAATCCGGCCGCTCCACCGAAAGCGGCTACGATCCTGTCTAGCCACTCGCTATTCATGATCCCTCATAATCCTTCCATAGTCAATTTCCTTATACTTTCCTTACTATAATCCACACACCGTCAGCTAGCCTAATACGCACCCCTTCTGAGACACTGTCTCGATTGACTACAGCCATCGTAATGTCATGGGCTTTCTGAAGTGTAAATCCCGCATCCATAAGGGAGACGATATGGGTAGCGATCCTTACGTCACGCTCTGACCATTGCCGAGCATGCCCCGTGCCGGGCTCTGCACTGGATAGCCACCCTTTCCTAGCCCACGCACCTAGCTGACGATTAGTCGCGCCGGATCTACTGGTTATGTGTCCAGTCGAATGCACCGGGGCTCACCCTTTCGTATGTATACATCCACAGAATTGGTATGCCATCTGTTGATTCCAGTTTTGTAGGCACACCATGTACCCGGTAACGAACCTGAAATAGCACACTCAATTGACGTGCTCGCTTCATGGCCCATTCCCAGTTCATGACAAATTAGACCTCAAGTCTAGAATGGATTGCATACACCAACTCACGAAATAATCCCTATTGTCCGGGTCATTGAGACAACTACCTCAATGGACATTACCCTCATGCTCACACTTCATGTCGCATCCCCTGTCAACGCGCGGAGTTCAGACACCACAGCGGCAGGAACTTCCCGCCGCTGTTGCTCGGATAGCTTCAACCGGTCTAGAACGCGTTCCAGCATCGTGACGAATGTATCCCCCACTTGCTCGTACATCGAAACAATACGCTCATTCACACCGGCATCTAGGGCCATCTTGCACACGTTCGCCAAATGCCGCCTTTCCTGCGCGTACATTTGGTACCAGATAGATGGAGCCGCTTTCATTTTGCCGACCACCTGAGCGGTAATGGTCTCCCCATCCTTACTCTGGATATCAGGCTCTATAACTTCCTCAGCCATTCCCCATACGAGTTCTCCAGTTTCGAGCCCCGAAATGATATGAGCTAGCCACGCAACATGACCGGCTGTTCGCTGGACTTCCTGAAGCAGCGCATCAGCGGGACCGATGTCCAGGGGAGTCCCGAGCGTCTGAACCGCACGCGTAGCGACTTCCATTTGAGCCGCTTTTACGCTACCGGGTGCGCTCCCGGCATGGAGCTTACATCCTCCCGTACCTGGATGGTTTGTACCCCATCCCTTCGGCTGATGGCACGCCCTAATGCGCCCTTCCGGTGTGTACGCGGTCTCTTGCCGTGCTGAGCGCTTCCGGTGGCAGTGCCGAATGTCCGTGCAACCCTCAATGTCCGGCGCGTCATCATCGAATGGGGTCACGTCATCAGTGGTCATGGGATCCGCCGGAGTTCCTCATGGTTCAACATCGGGAGTTCACAAAGCGCATTTGAGAGATCTTCAGCGGTCACAGAGTCGAGTACGTGACTCATCCTGGTTTCATACTCGTCTTGTTTCATCCGTCCAGCGGAGAAATGGATCGTCAGCTCTGCGAGCACCTGATCCCGTTCCACGTCCCCTATCCGCTCCTTACCCGGTCGTGCGTCCGAGCGTGGGAAGGTCCTGAACGTGGCTGAGTGCCGCTGTGGCGGGCTCTCAGGCTCCGGCCGGTGTGCCAGTGCATACCAGCGCAGTGACGCGTAAATCGTCCACGTAGCCATACCTACAGGAAATATCAGGGGAATCGGTACTGTAATCGTGCCGATAAACACAGTAAGAACCAGCATGGCTAGCCAGAACTTAACCGGCCGCTTACGATGCCCTGTTCCGTACTGGCTCACGTACTGCCGTAGCATGTCCCCGAAAACGGCACGTTCATAGTGCTTTCGATCGTGTGAAGTATGTGACCATTCATCGCGTATACGTGCACCCATCATCTCACCTGTCATGTGTGGTGGAACTTTCAGGCTGTTCAGTTGATCCTGAACCATTTGAGCCCATGCTGTTTCTATGTTGGCAGTCACACCACGATCCACCTTTGCATTCCCAGTGCCTTTTATCTCGGCACTTCTGACAGGTCAATTTATTCCCACTCTTTACGCATCATGAAACGATCCCAATGGCCGGGTGTCGTCATTCGAGTCATGGACTTACCGCCTGGATTTGACAGCTCTACTTGCTCATACGCCCAATCCGCGAATGAAGAACAGACGACGTGTGCCGGAACTTCCGCATCTTTCCACTCCGCGATACGGGGAACGACTTCCCAGAGCCGGAGAGCCTCTCTGGTGTGTTCCGCTATGGCTGCCCAGTCATAAGGTGTCGCGAATAGAGATTCGGCGGCTACCGCGATCAGATACCGTTGATCTTCAGTCTTAGGCTGAAGATTATTCGCATTCGTCAAAGTCCCCTTTAGCGGCATCGTAAGGTCCCGCCATCCCACACCCCCGGGACGTCCTTCAATTCCCCACATAACACCTTGCTCGTCTTGATGGTGCACGATAATTGCATGATTGACGTATGAAGGAAGTCCCATAAGTTTGGCCCCGAGTCGGATAGCACCGGACACGTACCATGATCCTTCACGCGTCACCAAGATATCTCCGATACCGATAACGATATCTGTACTGTACCTAGGCATTTGGCAATTCCCTTCCAATCAGAATGTATCTCGCGAATTCATCTGCCGTATCGAGCACGTTTGATTTCGCGTACAGGTCCCCTCTCCCGGCATGGAAGGCCACAGCGGGAGCTAGCGCACGAGCACGCATCCACCGGTCTCTGTGCTGAGCTAGGGTCTGATCCATATCCGGAGATAGTTTCAAGTTGTGTTCCATCGTCCTCTACCCTTTGACGTAGCGTCACGCATGCTCCATACTGGCTTATATGGCAATGACGAACAAGGCGTTCGCCGGACGAGTGGGAGTCACAGACTCGTACGCGTCGTATCTCCGGAACGGGCAACGGTTGCCGTCCGGTGATCTTCTGGTGAAGATAATTCGTACATTCAGCCTTGACCCGAATTCTGCCATGAATGCGTATCAGGAAGGCGCGGACGCTTTCGGTAAGTTCCTGAGCGACTCGATTTTCAGTGCTGAGCCATCCCCCACTGAGAACGCGTCCATGGGAGCATCCCCCACAACCTGAAGCGTTCAGCCACACGAGAGCCCGGCCACCCTTCCCCGAGTGAGCCGGGCTCTCGCATATCTGGATACGTGTCATGATACTGAGTGTGATTTCCAACCACGTGATGACATAATCCGCGCCTTACGCTGAACCATGTCATCAAGATCTATGCTAAGAACTTGTGCGGCCATATACGCTGTGATAACGACGTCCGCAAGTTCCTTAGCCATTTCGTCATGTGTGCCGGTTTGCCGAGAAGTTCCGGAGTACTTGTTATAAGCACCTACAAATTCCCCTGATTCTTCCGCGACTCCGGTAACAAATCGCCAATCAGGCTGATCCGGAAATGCGACCTTGATTTGTGTGACTAGTATCGCACCCAAATCAGATAGAGTACTCATTTAACCGATTGCCCTTTCTTTGGGGAAACTGCTCCACCTGAGACCTTGATCAGTGATCGGTAAAGCGAAGTCTGTGTGATCCAATGACGCGGACTCTGTGCCAGTAGAGCCAAAACGTCCTTTACACTTCCATCCCCGGTAATGGCACCTTCATTCTTTGCGGCTTCCACGATGGATATGAGCCCAGTCGAGTTATCGTAAAGCCATCTTGCCGCAAGGGTCGCGTGATCCTTGGACATATCGGCTACCTTGGTTTCTGTGCCTTTAATGGTGTACCAGATATCGCCCTGATTAAGATACGCGGTTACATCCATGGCGGTTTACCGTTTCCAAAGAAGCGACAGAGGATGTCGTTAGCATCCTCCGAATTTACCGGATACACATTGAATGTTTTGAATGCCTCCATGACATCCGGTGGCACATCGTATTGCATCTCGCACCCGAGAGCGCTAATGCTGACTTCTATCGGTGCCTCTCCTGATCCTGGTTTAGGGCACGCCTGTTGCAACCCGATACCGTGGTAACACATGGCGACTGTAGCTGTTTCATTTTCCATCAAGCCGTTTATTTGCTCGTCTGTCATTCGCATTTTGGTCCCCTTTACGCGACGCTGGACGGGACACACATAAGGTGAGACGGTACGCGCACCGGTTCCCGAGCGATCATCTCCCGTATGGTCTTGATGGACGGAACCGCTTGCCACATAGCTTGACCGCTCTCTGTGGTAACAAGGGAGGTCTTAACGTACATCTTACCGAGTAGCCATGTGAGCCTCTCACGCTCACTCTCAGGGCTCGACATGCGCCACGTGATATGAAACCGGCAACCCAGTGCGGGACTGCCGTACACCGCGTTTATACCTGGATTGCGACCGATCAGAACACGGATATACGGGACGGTTCCGCCGTACAGACGACACCGGCGACCGGTACGCGGCATGCCATCATCGTGTCCCCATCCATGATCCTGAGCCATCTCGATAAGACTCCGAGCACCTTCAGGATAGGGGAGCCACAATACGCCATTGGAAATCATCGCGGTTTCCCCGATGATTCTCACATCCCCCGGTGTGCCTTCTAGTGGCACATCCTCTATTCGTGCATTCTTCCTCATGCTTTATACCTAGACCCTTTCATATCGGGGCTTCCTCCACCTGAGGTCAAGTGTCCACGATGGTGTGACCCGTGGTCAAGTTATGACCTTGAAGATTTCTATTACGCATCCAGGTTCATTAAGCGCCGGAGTTCCGTCAGCATGGAATCCGTTCACGTACGCCTTACTGGTAATCAAACTGATAATGAGACCGTCATCTTTCCATACTCCTGAGTCTGTCAAAGCATCATGCGTAGGCTTCACCAGGTTATCCACGTCCGGCCGTACACTGGGAAACGGTCGTCTCTTAACGCTCACAGATATTGGTCTAGGTAGCGAGAACAGAAGTCGAACCACGAGCGGCATATCCAATACCGGCCGGATAATTGCCCTACCATTTGGCCGGGCAGCATTCCGAACCGAACGACGCCACAGCGGTGTAAGCGCATTTTTGTCTGTGACGGCAACCTTACCCGTGAACTCTCTGGTTCCATTCTTACGGCTCCCTCTATAGATCGGGAAAGCTGCTTTACCTCCCGGTGCTTCTGGGTTATCTCGTATAGTGATCCTAGTAACGAACTCTGTAATGGGTCTCACTTTATGACCTCAATCCTTGTTGATCTTGTCCCCGCTGGTTAGCCGAATCGGACCGTGTCCCTCGTGGCTCCACACCCCGTAGGGGTGGGCCACGGGACACGTTCGGCTAACGTGTCCGGGACACGGTCGGACACGGTCGGACACGTTGCGATATTCGATTACGCTCAGTTGAAAATGCCTTACTGACGTGGGCTTTTACATCCCATGATCGTCGGGACACAGATCTTTTAGTCCACCGGCGAACGTGTCCCAAGATCAGGGACACGGTGGGACACGATAGCTTTGATCTTGTATAATCCCTGGTGAACAGCCCTTTTGTTACAGGGACACCATGACCGATTACAGCCTTAACGATCATCTCCGGTCACCCCTGGTCCGGCTCGTACATCTTGACGAGTTTGTGGATATTTGATCTCCCGATTCGCTCCCGAGACACGCACCCGTTTTGAATCAGGATTTCCACAGCAGTATCTATGTCGGCTCCCCTACCTCCCATGATGTCCCTTATTTGCCGTAGTGGCATACCGTTATCCATCCCGGTAAGCACCTCGCATACTCGCCGCATACGGGTCTCCATTGACCGGGTAGGTATTAGTTTGCCTTCATCGTCATTTGAGAATCCACCGTCAAAAGCGTCAGCGAGTACGTGGCTGGTTTCACCTGGAAGCCACTCATCCTCAGTCTTGAGCCCGGTTCGCTGGATGCGCAGAAAGTCAGGTCCGAGCCCGGTACGGGTATGCGTGCGCTTCAATCGCATCAGTGTAATAACCTCGATATTGTTGCCCTTAGTTCGCTCGTCTGTTTCCTCCTTTGACAGCTCCCATACGTGATCCACATCCTGATTTTTAGCGCTGGAACCTCTCCCGCCTTTCTCCGCATCTTTGCCGAAATGGTCAAGGCGAATGCTTGCGATTCCACGCGCCTTCAGTCGCCGGTGGAGTACCCGATACAGGGCAAGCCACGTGTCCGAGTCGTTTTCTTTGCCGACTATGAAGCGGCTTACCGTGTCGAGTATGACCACGTCTGGCTCATACTGGTTGACTAGCGTTATCACTTGCCGTGCTCCGTCGTCGCTATCCAGCGGCTTAAACGGCGGGAAACTCAGGTAGATCAGTTTCCCTTTCAGCATGTCCGCTGTTCCCCCGAGCGAGCGAATGCGCATGATCAGATCTTTACGGCTGTTCTCGGCATCCAGATACATAATGGTAATTGGGTCCGTCGTGTTCTCCGTCAGGAAGGCGTGACCCTGAAGCGCCTTGATGCACCATTCTGCCATGAACAGTGACTTACCGCTCTTACCATCCCCGATCAGAGCAGCCTGTTGACCGCGCTCCAATAGTTGCGCGGGTAGGTGGTCAGCCCGTTGGAAGTCTTCCCCGAAAAGATCATCCCAATCTATCGGCGCGAATAGATCGTCATTGGTGACGTCCTTTATTTGACCGTTTGCCCCGTGCTCCGGGGCTCCGTCTTTTGGGTCTATCTTCCCGAGACTGAATAGTTCATCACCATTTTTGCTCATGGCATCGATACCAAGAGACCGCATGGCGGAACCCATATCTCCGTTGTGATGGAAGTTAGCCACATATGAGAGCTTGCTCATGGTGCCGGAGCCGAGAGCATCAGACCATATGCGCAATGGTCCGTGACCCTTGGATGTGTCGTACTTGGTACACCCGATTTCATGCGCGGTTACGGACTTGTCATGAGCAGGAGAGCCCGGCCGTGTGAATGTAGGGCACCCACAATTGTCATGATCGCATGGCGTGAATCCATCCCCTGTCAGGATCTCATTCCAGTCCGTTTGCACACTCCATCTGTCGATGGGATCGTCTGGAAGATCCAAAGCGCTCAGAGCCCCTGAGCCGTTCTGTTCGGCGCGCTCTGTCCGGGCATCCCGGATCAGGTCCGTCAGCCACGTAGGCGCAGCATGGACGCTCCCTGTCAGCCGGTACGAGCCTTCCGGCCGGAAGGATGGGGGAGTGAGCACATAGCCGGAGCCGTAGTACGCCACCCAAGCATTCCGGCAGCCTCCTTTAGGCTGCCGCACCTGGTGACACCGGCACCATGTGAGCTTTCCTGGTGACTCGGGAAGCTCCACATCTTCCGGGACATCGAACCAGTAATGACCCCCGTTCTTGTGGACCCATACCGGAGAACCATCAACAGATGCGTTCATGGTTCCAGGTGAGGTCACGGTAAGTGGTAGCGCTCCGGTGCCTTCACTGTGCCATTGTGTTGAGAGAGTATCGTCTCCCAGATCTTCCCAGTCTCCCAGGAATGCGCGCTTTTCTTCCGCTGTGTCCACGTCAACGATAATGACGCGCCTGTCTCCGGCTCCCGGTGCGACTGCCAGATTTGCACCTTCCGAAAGAAGAGACTTCACTCGGGTACGCGTAAGGAGTTTCTCATCAGTGATCGCGTGCTTGATGCCGCAATCATGACGAACCTTGTCCCAATTAGGGGAGCCCGATTCTTTGGCTGCATTTTGCGCCGCTGTATCTGCCGCTTTTTTGTCGCGACTATTGAGCGTACAAACAGCACGCTTACCGTTCGGTTCGATGATGACCACGGCTAGACCTTCACGAATCAGAGCCTTAGCCACTTTCGCATTCCACGACACATCTCCATCGGGAACAGCCCCGACGATTCTACCGAGCCAATCGATTTTCCCAATCATCGCGGCGTATCCTCCTTTGCGTGTGGAGCCATGATGAGTTCCCCGAGTCGAGTAGCGATAAGAACGTGCGGCATGAGACGCCGGTCTGTCCAGAATGGAACGATGACAGCACCAAGTGTCAGCTTATCCATATGATATAGCCAGTCAATTCTATCGCTAGAATACCATACCGGATCATCGGAATTATCTCGGTATTCTGCCGCTCGAATACATGACCAGTCCGGTACCGTAGGATATTCCGTCTCTTTATCTTTTCCATCTAGTGGTCCACCTATAAACCACTGTGGGTACACTTGCATATTCATACTCCATTGGGAATGAGCCCCTGAGACGTTTCGATTTCGATATTGTCGAGTAGATCCAGGGGACTAAGGGTCTCGTGTGCGTACATGAAATGGAACATCAGATCCAGAAGTGCCGTATCCGGAGTAAGATAGTGGACATGCACTATCCTCCCACACTCCGGACACGCGATATTTGACGCATCGATTTCCTCCATTATGCTGCCGCCCACCTTTCCCCTAGATGTGCCATGTCAGTTCTCAGTTTTGGCGTACGATTTGCCAACATACAAAGTCGCTCCGGTGGAGTCTCCATTATCCGTCGGATATCATGAGCCGCTTCAGCATCCACAACTAGTTCATCGTGCATCGGGAAATAGATAGCGTCACCTAGTCCCGCCTTGATTATGCGTACCTCGGACTCTGCCAGTAGATCGTATGCTGATCCCTGTACGAAATAGTTGACCCCCTTGTGAACCGCGACACTGAAAATCATCCCGCGATTGTTACACTTTCGGCAACGGTCAATGGATGCCTGATCGTCGTGGGCATCCCAGCATGGCCACCATCCGGCCGGTACCGGCACGATACGGCCGGACAGAGTGAAGATGAGACGGTACTGAGCGGCGATCGTCTGGAGTTTCCCGCGCTTACCGGCGAGACGCTTGGAGCCGGGCAACGTCTTCCATACCAGGTCCCGCACTTCAGCGGCTTCATCTGGCGTGACGCGCAAGTCTCCGGCCAGTTTCGTGATGCCCTCCCCGTACAACTGAGCGAGTAGCACCACCTTTGCCACCTTGTATTGAATGCCACTGAATTTCACAATGGCATCGTAGAATTTATTTCCTGCTTCGTAGTGTTCAATTGCGCGAGTATCTCCCGCGATATTAGCCACGATAACCGGCTCGATCTGAGACCAGTCAATTGACACCATACCTTTAGGCTTCTTACACGTGCACGGGACCGGGTCCCCATCCACATCTAGTGCGGGATGCTCCATATTCGCGCGGGCTTCCTGCCAGTTATCCGCAAGGATGATCCCCCGAGCCGGAGCCGAGAACTGATGAAGGGGAGCATCTCCAGAGATGGACATCCGACCAGTAGCGGCAGCAAGGATATTCACACTGGAATGGATACGCCCTTCATCATCCGCACTGTCCATCGTCTTATCCAGATAATCACGCAAGATATGCGTGACCTCTTTGTGCTCTACGAACTGATGCGCTATAGGGTGATTCAATAGCGCAAGATTATCTTTCGAGCCAGACGGCTTACGGGTCTTCAGGGTGCGCGGGTACTTCTCAGGCAGCAATCCTTGCTCGTCTAGGTACCCGGTAAGGTCCCCCGAGTTGCCCGGTCGGATGCCGTGGGACTCTAGAGCAGCCTCTATGACGCGCATCTCTGCCGCCGTGGTGTCCCTGTACTCATCTAGATATTCAGGGTCCACGAGGAAGCCCCGACACGTGCGCCTGAGATGCTGTCTGTTGATGATCTGTTCACGGTCCACTAGGTCTAGCGCTTCCGAGCCCGTGACGCCGTACCGGCTAAATGGATGGCCTTCAGTGAGTCGCCGGAAGGCGGCATCTCGCACAGGAGAGACGAGCCGGTGGGTAAGGATTGCGTCCGTTGCCGCCATGAGCCGGTACGCGGGAGTATCAAGATCAAATTTCTCATACCAGACTTGTTTACTGATACCGAGAGTCTTCAGCATTCCGGGCAACGGATCAGAGATCTCTATACCAAGATGTTTTGCCGCCGCATTTGTGAGAGTCTTACGTGCTCGCTCGTCTGGTTCCGCTAGTCGAGCCCATAGAAGTGTGTCAATAACACGCTCTATGTTCTCCTGATCCATGAGACCTATGATGGATAGAATAGGCACATCAAAAGCTGAGTTATGAAAAGCGAGACGTTGATCCCCTGAATTAATGAGTTTATGAGACGCATGATATTGAGCTTCCTCACGCGGGTCAAATATCCATGCCTGTTCTGATGTTCCGAATATGATCGCCTTAACGTCATACCGTTTACGTCCATCTTTTCCGGCTGACTCTAGATCGATAGCGAGCATGCCGGGTGTCCGCATGATGTCAGGTACCGCGTCTAGCACGGCTTCACGGCCTACTGTGAACGTCACACCAGGGAAGCCGGTCAGCGGGAACGTACCGGACTCCGAAACACGCGCCGGTGGTCTGGTGAGCTTGATCATGAGGCTTCCGCCACAGCGCAGCATAGTTCGTGAGCCGGGATAGATAGAAGGTTCATGATCAAGAGCAACCGGCGCGGACCGGGCATGCACTTCCCTTGCTCGTACTCTCTGATCATGCTGAGAGGGATTCCGGTCTGAATGCTAAGATCACGCTGTGTGATATCAGCCTTGATACGATACGCCTTAAAGATTCGCCCTTCCACACCAGGTGGACGATCCTCCTGTACGGTATCCATCTGCGTATACCTCCTAAGTACGGGTGTGCTCCCCCAGGATTCGGGGGTTAGACCGTACCGCACGGCCGGACCCCATGCTAGCCTGTTCTTGACTGTGCGTCACCTCTAGGGCAGGATCAGGGCTCCGGCAGAGAAGAGAGGGACTAGACATGGATAAGCCGATCACCCCCGAGCGACCCCCGTACACCGGTCCGGAGACGTATAAGGGAGTGCCGGTACCGGAGACGCTCCGGCCAAACTGGAGTGACAAGCGAGTAGAGGTTTTCTGGTGGAAGTGCGGCATAGATTCCGTGACGGAAACGGGCATGATAACCCGGTATGATTCAGAGTTCGCTAAAGAGATGTCTCTTTATGACGCCGGATTTCACGCTCAGCTAGACGAACTAGCTCCGTTGCCGTGTCCTTGTGGCTCAGGTGTACCGGCGGTATCGTGTCCGTGCATCGTGGATATGTGGCCAGTAGGGAGCACTGATGGGTAAACGTATTTTGATACCTCTGGTGGTGATTATCCTCGCGATATTTGCTATCAAGCATCCGGCCGAATCCGTAGACTCTATTAAGTATGTAGCTCATCAACTGACTACGTTCGTTGACAGGATATAAAGTGAGCACTAATACCACAACAGATCTCGGCATAGTCAATGGAATAGATATGTCTGCCGGTGGTCTCGTGCTGGATAGATGGAATGAGGCTCTCCGGCCGCGTCCTTATCAGAATCAATGCATACGCGCTATCCTGGATGCCGCCGCTGAACGTGTCCGGCGTATGGCATGCGTGCTCCCCACTGGCTCAGGTAAGACGGTCATCTTTAGCTATCTCGCTAAGCACTGGAACGAGTACGGTTTCTCAGGGCGTATTTTGATCGTGGTAGACACTGATGAATTGGTGAATCAGACTGTAGATAAGTTGAGCAAGATTGCTCCCCTTCTAAAGGTAGGGGTAGTTAAAGCGGAACGTGACGAGCACGAGAATGTTAATGCCATTGTGGCATCTGTTCAGACAATACGTAAGCTGTATCGTCTGGACAACATTATGGAGTCAGGGCGTATCGGTCTCGTTATCATTGACGAGTGTGATCGTGCCGCCGCTGAAGGATATGTCAATGTCCTTAACGCTCTCGGATGTTTCAATCCAGATGATGACACAGTGGCGGTTGGCTTTACCGCTACTCTTGCGCGCACGGATATGAGATCACTTGGAGACATCTGGGAACGAGTCGTTTTCCAGCGCGATATTCTGGACATGATTCCTGAATATCTTGTGGACGTTTCAGGCAAGATGGTGACGGTAGATGGTTTCTCGCTATCTCAAGTCGCTATGCGTGGCGGAGATTATGCGATTAAGTCTCTATCCGATGCGTTGCTGTCATCCGACGCTCCGGAGTTCATCGCAAACGCTTATGTGGAGCACGCGGTAGACAAGCCGGGCATCATCTTTACACCATCAGTCGCCACGGCTGAAGCGTTCACAGCAGCTCTACAGGCTCGGGGGATCGAAGCTCGTACCATCTCGGGGACTACCCCACGGGAGACCCGTAGGCAGATTCTCAGGGACGCGCACGCGGGACGTGTGCAAGTTCTCGTTAATTGCATGGTTCTCACACGTGGATTTGACTGGCCGCGTGCGGAAGTGGCAGTCATCGCAAGACCTACCACGAGTAACGTTCTGTACGTTCAAATGGTAGGACGAGTTCTCAGGCAATATCCAGGGTATAAAGCACTGGGCATCCCTGCCAAAGAGAAGGCTCTAGTCCTGGACATTGTCGGGGCAACTCAAGAGCACCGACTAGCGACCCTGGCCGTTCTGACGTCCAATCGGATTCAAGTCATTCAGGAAGGCGAAACGCTAACTGAAGCCGTCCAGCGAGAACGAGCGGCCGGTAACGAGTATCTAAAGGATTATGTTGTTCTCTATCAGGATGTAGATCTATTCCATCGGTCGGAAGCTGTATGGCTTCAAACGTATGAAGGCGTTTGGTTTGTCAGCACTCGTGATGACGTGTATTTCATCTGGCCAGGTTCCGAGCCGGATCGGTATCACGTGGGGGTGCGGCCCTTGAAAGGTCAGCTAACATCTCAGCATGGATGGAAACATAAGGATGTAGAT